AACTTTAAATTGATTTTCTGATGTGTTTGCTATGGTTTGCTTTTTCCACTCTTCATCTCTTCCAGGAACTTCTGACCAATGAACGTCAGTAAAAACATATTCATTTTTACCTTTTTCAGCATCGTGCCACATACGGTAGAAGTGATTCATACCGTGTGGTGTAGAAACTATAATAACTTTAGTTTGTTTACCAGAAGTAATCGTAGGATAAACTGATGCGAAGAACGAATCCGCAATATGATTTGGAACGAACGCAAATTCGTCTAGAAATAGAATGTTAAATGACATTCCTCGAACAGCAGAAGCAGACGTTGATGCTGCTAATATCTTAGAACCATTCTCCAGTTCAAGAGAACCTTTATTCCAAGATACAATACCCTGCTGCATCCATTTAGGTAGATTTTCATAAGCAGTTTGTAATCTATCTAAAAGTTCCCTTGCGGTTGCGGCTTTGTTTGCAAGAATACCAATGTTTACGTTATCGTTAAAAACTGCATAGTGTAGAAGAAAAGATACCACAGTAGTAGACTTACCAGTCTGACGAGGCATCTTACAGATATTAAATCTGTGCTTATGAAAGTTATTGATTAATTTTTCTTGAAAATGATATGGTTGGAATGTTTGTAATCCATGATCCAGAGTTACAATCTTCACATAATTTTTAGCAAAATAAACCGGATCATTCATACACTTGGCCATCTCAAGAATTTGCTCTTCAGTAAATTCGTGAGTTGTGTTTGCTTTTTTTAATAACGGATTACCAAGATAAACATCATTTGACATAATAAAACCCTATTGATTAATTACAATTCCAGCGTTTGCGTGCTGCTCTACCTCTTTCTCCAGTCCAACTTTGAGAGCGACTGCAAAAATTCTTTCTTCTTTTCCAGTCTGCAGAACCTGGTTTTAATTTTGAAGGTGGTGTGGTAACAGCAGTTTTGAGTTTTGAACCTGGATTTTCTTTGCGATATGCCTTTACCGCTTCTGGACTTAATCCATCAGTTTTGTCTTGGCGATTTATTTTCTGCCAGTCTTCATCAATCTCAACTTCTTCACCCATAGTTTTTACATAATTTTTGTTTGATCCTGGTTTTGCTGCACTACCACCTTGAGGACCAAAAGCTTGAATTAACGGTTGTCCTGGTTGAATTTCAGAAACTGAATGATAAATTACCTTACTTCCAGGATAAACTTTTTGAAGTTCATCATTGATTTCTTTACGTGTTGGAAGATTAATCTGAGGGAAAAACATTTTTAATGAATAATATTTTCCTCTCCAAGTTAAAGTAACCATAACAACATTTCCTGTTTGTGCTTGCATTCTTGATGCTTCGGTTACTTGAGATTTAAAACCTTTGATGGGTTCTGGTTTTATAAGATCAATTACTTCAGCAAATGTATTTCCATCCGCATCTTCTATTGTTACATTTTCCGCTTTTACACAGGATCCTTTTTCAAATTCAGATGTTCCTTTTTTTCTTTTATACCCTGACCAGCATTTTTCACCTAAAATTTCTTTCGTAATTTTATCTACTATTTTTTCTTCAAATCTAGGAATATCTACCTTTGATGCTGCTTGTTTTTGTAGTTTTTCTGCTTTTGGGCCAAGTTGTTTGGCAGCATCCGAAGTTAATGCCGATGCTCCTGTTGATCTTTTAATTTGAGTTTGAGATCCTTTTAATATTCCTCTTCTTGTAGTTATCTTCATTTCTTCATCCATTTCACCACTTGCAACATAATCTGCAGCAGTATCAATATAATCGGCAGCCTTAGTAATTTTTGATTGGACCCATGCTTCTACATTCCCTTCTCCTTTTCCAACCTTTGCTTGCAATCTTTTTGCAGCATTCATCAAAGTCTCCAATTCGGATCTTATCATGGAGTATTCATGATCTTTTACCGAAACCTTATCCCAAGCCTTTCCACCGTAAGAACACTCTGATCTAGTCTCCCTTTTATCGCATAAAGGGCAGTATCTTTCTTCTTCATGCATAGTTGCTTCCGTTTTTGTTCCCCAATTTGCAGCACCAACTTTACGGCATTTAACAAGTGCCCCAGATGCATATGCACTTGGCCAAACGTCATATCTAGACTTTACCTTATTATAACAAGCATCTTTTTTGCCACTACCTTTATTTGGTTTGTCTTTTACTTCTTTTAGGTCCATCTCTTCAGTTCTTACGTTAGTTGGTTTTTCGCCACCAGTTTTTTCTGGTTGGTTTGGATCTAATCTATTTTTTCTTCTTCTTGCTCTTTCCTCTTCTTCATCGGATAAATTTGCAGATATTTTAGAACTTCCGCATTTTGGTGTAGAAGTTTGACCTGGTTGACGAGCACATGGTTTACCTGCCCATTTTCCGCCCAGCTGAACCCATCCTTTTTTACCATCAGAGGATTTTGATTTATTAAACCAATCGTGAAGTCCTTCATCTCCAGATTTATTTTCTTCTTTTAATTTTTCTGGTAAAGAAAATAAATCCCAATATCTTGGTCCATATTTACATTCACTTCTCAATTGAGTTTTTTTGCATTTTGGGCAATATCTTTTCTCATAATCAACATGAACTCCATTCATTGGCGGCATATGAACTGGAGAATCTACATCTCCCATTGCAACATCAGCATATTCTTTTACATCTTTAAATTTTTTATGCTCCTTTTTAGCACTCGCTTCCATTTTTTTCAGACGAGTATAATAATCTGGTATTTCATCTAGATGCTGAAGAGCAATATCCATAGCAAGTTTATGATCTTTAGTATGTTCATGCTCAATAGGTTCTCCCATATCAAGTTGCTTTTGTATAAAAGAAACTTCTAGACGATGCTTCTTTGCAATTTGCTCAACTGTTTTATGAGATTTAAATTTGCCCATGAATACTATAATTCTTCTTATTTATTTATTGTTCTAATTCTCCTTGAGACTGTTGTTTAAGGAGTTTTGCTAATTCTGCGGTAGATCCTACAAAAAGGGCATTATTTACAGTTGTTGGACCTTTAATTTTTTCTTCCTCAATATCTTTTAATTTTTTTTGTAAATCCATTAGTTTATCTGTTGCATCTGCAACATTTTTTATGAGTTGACCTGCAACTTCATAAGCGCGGGGCATCTCACTTTCTTGAGCAAGTTCTAAAATACCATTAATAGCTTCTTGTCCTTTTTCTATTAAAGAATATAAATTTCCTCTAGTATAGTCATAGTCACTTTTTATGTCATTAGAAACCGAAGATATTTTTTCTATTTTTTCAATCACATCGCTTTTTTCCGCAGGAACTATCTCACTTTCTACGTTAAAGGTTTCATTTAGAGAGTCAAATTTTTTAGACATTTTCATACACTTTAAAATACTGATCCACTAAACCCGAAGTCATCTCCATCTTCAATTAAAAGATTATCTGAAGAAGTAATTGACTTAATTTCCGATCCTGATAAATGTGGGGTTATTGTTGTTCCGTCTCTACCCCTATTTACAGTAATAAGGTTTCCTGATTTTGCAGTAACAAATACTTCTTCACCTTCGATATCTAAGTATGTATTTACTGATATTGAAGATGCGTCATTAACACTAATCAAAGTATCTTCAATACTAATATCCTTTGACAGATTAGTTATTACAGTTCCAGTATAATTTTTAATTGCTCTTGGTTCCGCTGAATATACAATTTCTCTTGATGGTGAATTTGTAGTATCTCCAGCAATATAACCAATAGAAGTTTTCTTGATGATATCTTTTGTTGCGGAAGAAACAGGACCAAAGATGTAAGTTTTTGCAGTGAATCTTAATGTGTATATTAGAACTCTTCTAGTAGTAAAATTCCCCTCATAATCATCCTGCATAGTAATATTTTCAAGAACTACAGGTATATCTCTCTTTTCATTAATTAAATCAACAAGTTCTACTGACATAGTATATCCCGGTTGAAAATATGGCAAAATTTGCTCTAAAATTTGTAGAGCATCATCATTAAGTTTGGACATGATACTCAATTCAAATTGCATGTTATAAGGAACAGGGAGATAAACCTTTTTTGTCTCAGTCCCATCAACTGCTGATTTTGCGGTAAATGTTTGAGTTGTAGTCGCTTTTCTAGAAGGATCGTAAACTAATCCAGTAAATTCAAATGACATCCTTGGCAATGTAATTTGAACTGGTTTATTTAAGTCAGGAGATTGTTCTAATCTGGCAAGAAATTTTTGAGTAGGTCCGTATGCAAGAGGGACTTTTATAACACTCTTTACATTTCCATTATTGTCTGTATGTTTGATATTAATTTCGTTGAATAAAGATCCAAAAGCAATTATAGTTCTTTTTAAAATTTCGTGATAAAAATATTCAAACATACTTTAATCCTTTTAATATACTATCTATAATAAATTATATTTATGGTATTCCAAATGGGTTAGTTTCGCTAAAATCAATAATTTTATCTGCCTCCTCCTCAATTTCTTCATTGTTTGCAAATCCATCTTTAACAGCAAAAAATTCGACTTTTCTTAAATAATGAGAAGCACTAGATGAAGTGCCAACTATATTTTCTCCCGAAATAAATTCACCACTTACTTGAGATACTTCTAAAATATTTGTAGTTGAATTCCAAGATCTTACTCTTGCCGTTACTCCACTTTGAGAACCTGTTACAACTTCATTGAATATGAAATTGCCAACGGAATTAAATAGAGGATTTCCTATTATAATAGTTGGAGCAACAGTATAACCAAGACCGGCATTTGTTATTCTAATCTGAGTTATTGATCCAGCTGCGGAAACAATTGCAGTGGCTGCCGCAGAAACTGAAGAAATACCACTGAATGTTATTGAAGGTGGATTAACGTATCCAGATCCAGAATTAGTTATTGTAATTATTCCTACTATGCCATCACCTATGGATGCAGTTGCAGTAGCTCCTTTTCCACCACCTCCAATAAATCTTACTTTTGGAGCAACAGTATAACCATACCCGGGATTAATTATCTCCACATTTTGAACGGATTGTGCAGATGGGTTTGTATTGTCATTACATACAACAATGCCACCAATCATCGTTGCAATTGCAGAGGAAGTTTTACCTCCACTTGGAGCAGAAGATATACCAACAGTTGGAACGGAAGTATAACCACCACCTCTATTTGTGACTGTTATTGATCTTACCCCACCATTAACAACTCCAGTGATTGCGCTAGCAGTCACTCCAAAACCTACCATTATAAGTTTTTGTATATTTCCTATTGGTACAGATTCTTGCCCACCACTTCCACTGATATTATCATCAATGTCCTCAACTCCAGTGTCAATGACTTCATCTTCATATCTAAACAATTCACACCTTAATTCATAGGTATATAATCCCTGAAGTTGATAAAATGGATTTTCATGTTCAACATATTTAATTTCAAATAAACGATCCCCCAAAGGAAAATAAATTAAATCTCCTTCTTTGGGTCTTGTGGATAATTTAATATTTGGTTGATTTGTAATTAATGGAGAAATATATGTTTTAAATCTTTCTCTAGAAATAGTTAATGTTATTTCATTGAGAGCTTGTATTCCAAATTTTGATAGAATAGTGGGATTGTCATTATATCCTTCAAAATTATTTAAATAAGCTTCTATTGGGTAGGCACTGTTAAATACAGATTCAATAACTTCTTTAATTACCTTTTTTTCTGTAATATATTTTCTAGGTAAATAATAGACTTCTACCCCATACATTCTCAATTGCTCATTAATTAAATCTTGTATGAGACTTTGTTCTGTTTTTGAACCTTGGAGGAAAAATGGGTTAAGCATATATTACCCTATCATGTCTAGAGGTGGAAGTTCATAAGTACTAGACATTTTTTCCATTAATATGTCTATTTCTCTTTGAGCATCATCATACATTTGTCTGCCATTTAATTCAACTCCACCCGGCAACTTAACGCCAGTAAATTTCATCATATTTTGTCCCCATTGACGCTTAATCAACGAAGTTAAATATGGTTTTAAAAATGAGTCATTCCACACTCTAGAATAATCATTTGGATCTAAAGTAGAATAACAATCAATTACAAAATACTGGGTGTCTGTAACAGAAGACCAATCAATGTCAAGATATAACCTGTCTTGTCTTTTGTTAAACCTTATTTGTTTATGAGTATTCAAAAGAAAATCAAGGTCTTCTAAATAAGTCTTCACCATAGCATAGCTTAAAAGTTCTGTTGTTCCCCAATAATAAATGTCATTTAAAAATAATTGATATTTAACACTAAACATATTATGAGTAATTGTATTTGCTCCATCAAAAGTAAAAATTTTATTTACTCCTATAATATTTGGGGGAACTTGTAAATAATTACTATTTTCATAGTATGTAAATGTTGTAGCAGTTCCAACTATATTTGTAACTACTGAAGTAGTTGTTATGCCAGAAGAACTTGTTGAATTTGTTCCGTACCCTGCCCTACCTCTATTAATATCATCCTTAGTTACTTTATACTTATAAAAAGTAGGATAAACACCATCAAAGTGACGTTCTTGAAAGAACTGTATAGCATCATCTACTAAATCTTCTATTTGTTCATCCGCAACATTAATTTCTAAAACTGGCGCTCCCAGCTTTCTTTTACAGTAATCTATTAGTTCCTGTCTAGTTGATGGTTGCGCCATTTATTTTTATTCTACTTTAAAATATTTATGATTTAAAGGGCATCATCTGTAAAACAACTTCTTGTTGTTTTAAATATAATTTATAGTAGCACTTTGCTATATTTTTTAAATCATCTAAGTTTGATAACTTATCAATTTCTGAAGAAACTTTGAAATACTCAAAACTTTTACTCAAATTTTCAAGTTCTATATTATCTGGATTCATTTATTAAACTCCTAAGTAAAGACTTAATTTCACCAAGATCATTTTTTATATTAGCAACATCATCCTCTAGATTTTGTATCTTTTGATTATCATTTTCTTTTATTTTTTTCCTTTCAATATACTGGTTATAGTCAGTCATATTTGTATTAATAATTGAATTTGTAACTGGGTCTCTTAAAAGATTATTGTGACCATCAACTTTTAAATATTTCATGTTCATTATGCAAGTGATATTACTCTTAAGTTTTTAACTCTAGGTGGATATGCTTGATTTGTTGAGGTTAATACTAATTTAATTCTATAGAATCTAAATGATGGCAATTGATCAGCAGTAAAATTATATTCATTAAATTGTAAAGTTTGAGATTCAAAACCGAGAATTGAAGCAGGTTGAATGTACGCATCAGGTAAACCATC